TCAGCATTGATGAGATCGCTGCCCAGTGCCGCGCCGCCATTATGAAGGCAGATGAGCGCCGCTACGTTGATCAGGTCGCGGATCGGATCTACGATGAGATCCTGAGCTCCGCCCGCTGGGAGGATGATGTCCTGATCGCCGCCTGACCCTTCTACCCTTTGACCTTTTACTTTCCTTCCATCATGACCGCTAACCTTGCCATCTCCCTGCTCCGCCGTGGCAGCAATGGGGATGAGATCCTGCAGATCCTGGAGACCCTTGTGGATGGGATTGAGCAGGAGAACATCGCGGATGCAGCTGCCCACTTCGAAGCGATCCAATTCTAAAACCGTCCACCCCCTGCCTGCTGACGCGGGTGGGGGGTCTACAATACTCTCAGTTCAAACGACACCCGATGCGCTTCCCCCTCTGCATGTGCTCTGACCTGGAGACCCGCCAGATCAAATGGATCTCCCGCGCTGATCAACTGAAGAACGGATCCCGCCCCGCCGCCTACATTCACTGGGGTGTGCCCGCTACCGCCATCGCCGCCCAGTATGCTGAGGCACACCGCAACGACGTTCGGCAAGCGCAGTGGGGTTGACCCCCACTGCCGACCTGCTACAATTCTCTCAGTTTACCACCCCACCCCATGACCTACACCATCACCCGCCTTCCCCGTCGCGGTCCCCGTAAGGGTGAGACCTGGATGCGTGGGTCTCAGTCTCATGGCACCTCTGGCGGTGTGCAGACTGTTCGTGCTGATGACGGCGACCACACCCTCACATCGCGTGGGCGTTCTCAGGGTTCGGGTGATCGCTGCGTCGGCGCTGGTCTGACCCTGAACGCTGTCGGCGGCATCGGCAAGGCGATGGTCGCTGATCTGGATAGCGCCATCGCCAACGCCAAGGCACAGCATCGCGCCGACCGTATCGCCGCCGCCCGCGATCGTCTGATGCAGCGCGTCGGGCATTCTGATCTGGCAGTCCGCTTCTGACCCTGCCCCCTGCCCCCTGCGTTCGTGGGGGGCAGTTCGTTCGTGTTGAGCAGGGTATTGATGGCGGTTGCCCCCTAGCGCGACCGCGTTATAAATTCGATGGGTCCCCATAAGCTATAAACGACCCAGATCGACCTCTCAATATCTCTCTAATCAAAAAATTCCGGAGAATATATAATGTTATCAAAAGGTTGAATATTATACAAAAATGAGAAAAAATTCCGGAGATATTTTCGAGCCCGTTAAAGTCGATCCAATTACTGGAGAGTATTATATCGTAATTCCAGAACAGATTATTAATGAACTTTCTTGGTATGAAGATACCGAAATTAAAATTGTGCTCGAAGGTGATGAAGTTATTTTATCAGATAGAGACTGATTGACAACTGCTACATAATATTGTATGATACTGAAGTAAACAACTTATCTTTATGGCTAAAGGATTTACAGTTAAAGCAAAAGCCCCCGTTGTGAATAAATCACAAGAAGAATGGGACTACAATCTAGCAAGGGAAATGATCAGAGGCAAGTCAGTTGTTTTCTGTCTTCCTGGACGTGGTGTTTCTTACACCTATTTGAAGAATTTTGTACAACTTTGTTTTGATCTTGTACAAAACGGAGCAAACATTCAAATCTCGCAAGATTATTCATCAATGGTAAACTTTGCAAGATGCAAGTGCTTAGGTGCGAATGTTCTGCGAGGACCTGACCAAATTCCCTGGGACGGTAAATTAAAATATGATTATCAATTATGGATTGATAGTGATATTGTGTTTACCACTGAAAATTTCTGGCAACTTGTTCTAATGGATAAGGACATTGCTGCAGGTTGGTATTGCACCGAAGACGGTCATACAACTTCTGTTGCACACTGGTTGGAAGAAGATGATTTCCGCAACAATGGCGGTGTTATGAATCATGAAACACTTGAAAGTATCTCAAAGCGTCGCAGACCTTTCACTGTAGATTATACAGGTTTTGGATGGCTTCTAATTAAGCACGGAGTTTTTGAACACTCTGAAATGAAGTATCCTTGGTTTGCACCTAAAATGCAAGTCTTTGAATCTGGTGATGTTCAAGATATGTGTGGAGAAGACGTATCTTTCTGTTTGGATGCTAAGGAAGCAGGCTTTGAAATCTGGTGCGATCCTCGTATCAGAGTTGGGCACGAAAAATCAAGAATTATCTGATAGAATGGCTAACGAACGGTATAATATTCTCTGCAAAGGGAGAAGAATTTATACTTCTCTCACAGAGGAAGAGTACTTTGATACTATGGAAGATCTGTCAATTGAGTATTATCAGACAGGTTCTCCAAATCCATCTGATATTGAAACTGAAATTTTACTAGAGGACAATATATGGCAGTAAAAGCAAAAGGCGGATTGAATAAGCATAGTTCTTATGTTCCAGGGAAGCCTAAAAAATCTCGTCAAGGAACAGGAAATGGAACTAAATACGCCGCTACGTCTCGCAACGTAGCTCGTAAAAAATATAGAGGTCAAGGCAAATAATAAATGTATAACCTAAATGGAAACGATGAATGGAACTTTATTCATTCATCAGATCTGTGGGTATATAACAAATTATTTTTAAGTCGGGTTTTGGGTTATATTTGTGGTCCTGTTGGAACCACAGTTCCTAAACCTGACTTTTATATTGTGCGTCCTTCTTTTAATTTACTTGGTATGGGGCGTTTTGCTCGTAATGAATGGATTGAAAAATATACAGATCATATACATCCTGCAGAATTTTGGTGTGAGATCTTCAAAGGTGAACATTTGAGTGTTGATTTTTATCAACAAAAAGCAGAATTAGTTGTTTTGGGTAAAAAAGATCAGAATGATCCTTACTATAAATGGCAAAAATGGGAAAAAATTGATAAGGATGTTCAATTTCCAGATATTTTAAAAGATTTGAAAGGTAATTATGATTGGATTAATTGTGAATTTATTGGTGATAAGTTAATTGAAGTACATTTCCGCAGAAATCCTGACTTTCGTTATGGAAATTCTGTTGCAATTCCAGTCTGGGGCGAAGAAAAAATTGAAAATATGACCTTTGTGAAGGATTCTGATTATTTACGCAAGGGTTTTTATATAAAATAAATAAATTTTTCATAAAAATTGAATTGGAACGAGTTTCGATGGGTAAACACCTGCTCCTAGAGGTGTATAATGTTAACTTTGAAGCGATTAATGATGTAGAATCGCTTCAAAATGCTATGCTAAGAGGCATTGAGCGTGCAAAAATGACCGTTTTAAACGTATTTTCACATTGTTTCATACCTCAAGGGTGTACAGTGGTCGTTGCACTCGCAGAAAGTCATGTTTCTTGCCATACTTGGCCAGAAAATGGGTGTTTAGCGGTAGATGTTTATACTTGTGGTGAGGGAAATCCTCGTTTAATTGCTTTAGAAATATTAAAATACTTAAATTCAGACTCTTATATGCTTAGAGAGGTTGAACGTTAAATAGAAATAAGGAGATAGCAACCTCCTTTATAAAAGTTCTGTTTTATTCAGTTAAAACAGGAGCTAAAATGTCTAATTTACCAGTTGATAGAGACGAAAATTACATGTACCAAATGTGGGGTACAAAAAAACTAGCAACAGATTACACATCTCTCGAAGAAAAGAAAGTTATTCAGGAAATTATGCATGATGATATTGGTAAAAAACATCATTTAAAGGAACAATCTGATTTACATCAACAAATTCGCAATGATGAAGACTATGATGATTGGGAATATGGTACAGAACCATCATATGGATCTTCCTGGAATCAACATAAATAAATAAAGAAATTTTATGTCCGATGTCAATAACAAGGATATCTAGATCATTTAAAGATATTAGTTTATCCTTTGTTCCACATCCTGTGACTAAGGATTTACCGATACTAAAAAATCAAACGGCGATCATTCGTTCTATCAGAAATTTGGTAGAGACGATACCCAATGAAAGATTTTTTAATTCACAATTAGGATCGGATGTTCGTTCAACTTTATTTGATTTTGTTGATTTTGCTACGGCATCAATTATTCAAGATCAAATAATAAATGTTGTATCCAATTATGAACCCAGAGTTCAGAATTTGAGAGTTGAAGTAAATCCAAGTCCAGATACAAATACTTTTGAAGTTTCTGTTATTTTTGATATCATTGGACAAGAAGTTCCATCACAACAATTTACTTTCATATTAGAGGCAACAAGATAAAATGCCTTTTACTAAGTTTACTAATTTAGATTTTGATCAAATAAAGACCTCTATTAAATCATATCTCCGCGCAAATTCTAATTTTACGGATTTTGATTTT